GAGATGGCTTTGAGGTATGGGCCTACGTCGGCTTGCTGGTCGCGGACGTATTGATCCGCTAGACGGTTGATCTCGGCTTTGGGGTATGCCGGTGCGCTGCTTTTATTACCCATTAGAGACCCACCTTCCTAGCTAGAGTTTCCCACTTAAAAATACGGAGACGGTCTTCGTTGCGACGGTGCCACAACACCCAGCGACGGGGTTTTGTCGCGGCCTGCATGAAGGCTCTGACCGGATTGGTGTGACCACTCGAAGCGGCCATGTGGACAAACCATGCGTTAGGGTGATTACTCATGTAGACCGTCTCCCCGTCCCAAAGCACTTCCCGTCCGCACACAAAAATCTCCGGAGAAGAGTAGAGAACTCCCTCTTTCAGACAGTTCACGACAGCTTCCGAAAACGGCTGCTCTGGGATGTATTTCTCGTGCCATTGTTTTGCGATTTGCCATGCGGGTTGCACAGTTATTATATCACCGAAACATGAGAACGCGACGGGTGTGGGCGGCTCCGCGGTTCCCTGTGAAGTTCTGTTGGGCGATCTGGCCGGAAAGCATCTCCTTGGCCTTGTCGATATGCGGGGTGATTTGCTCGCCCCCGAGGAGGATCCCCTTGGTCGCCTCGTAGACCGCTTGGTAGTTGCGGAGATACATTTTCTCCGAGTCGCTCGTATGCGGCACGAAGCGGCGTTTGGCTAGGATACGAACGACCGGAACCGTCGTCGGTAGGGTAATCCAGTATTTGCGCTTGAGGACGTTGTCGGCCGGATCAATCGACTCACCGCGATCGACCGCCCCTTCCCGCCACTTGTCATCGGCCTCCCGGTAGCCCGTGCCGCCCTTGATCCACTCGTTGAGTCGATCGTGGACCGGCTTGGGATCTCCGTCGAAAGACATGAAAAGAATCGTCTCCACCTCGGCCGGTAGGAAGAACTCGCCCGTGGCGTTCACCGAAAGGGTATACTCGGCCACTGTGCCGACCCACTTACCGGCCAGCATCAACTGCTCTTCGGCCGCATTGACCATGCGTTTGATCGCCGAGTCCGAGAGCTTGTAAGCCTCGGGAAGTTCCAGACCGATCCGGCCCCAGTGGTAGCCGAAGGTGTCATTGGCTGAAGCAAGCAACGCTTCACGAGTTGCCCGGCGCGTGCCTTCGATCTCGGTCATCACATCACGCTCGACCAAGGCGACCGCTTGCTGCTTCAAGGCTGCGGCCACGTCCGACTGCCCCTTCGAAGTGGCGAGGTATGCCTCGACGAGCAATTTCTTCTGTTCGTAAGTCGGCGCGGGGACGGTGCCGTTGTATTCCTCACGGCGCTGGACAAAGGCTTGGTGCGTTCCGATTTCCGTCGAGGCTTGGCCAAGGTAGGTTGTCAGACGCCCCGTCGGGATGGTGACGCCGTCGGGCAGTTCGTTGTGCAAATTGCCTTCATCACCCGCTGCCGCTCGACGCGCCGCCTCGACCTGGGTCATCAGGTCGCGCTCGATCAACGCTTGCGCTTCGGCTTTGAGGGCCGACGCTGCTTCGATCGCACCAGTTGAGGTCGCGAGATAGGACTCCACGTATTTTTTCCGCACTTCATAGGTAAAGGGATTGGGTTTGGTTCCACTGGAATAATCCTCACGACGGGCCAAGAAGTCCCAGTGAGTGCCAGCCTCCGTGGCGGCTTGGCCGAGATAGGTTGTCAGGCGGGAGGTGGAAACTTTCACCCCTTCCGGAAGCTCGTTGTGCAGACGGCCTTCTTCCCCTGCTTCGCCGCGACGGGTTGCTTCAATCTCAAACATGAGGTCGCGCTCGATCACCGCTTGAGCCTCGGTCTTGAGTGCCGCCGCCACGTCGGGAGCGGCATTGGTCGCCGCGACATAGGATTCGACCAGCTTCTTGCGGACCTCAAACGGGAAAGGATTCGGCTTGGTGCCGCCGAAGTAATCTTCGCGGCGGGCAAGAAAGTCGTAATGGGCCGAGGCGTCGAGCGCGGCTTGGGCCAAGTGCTGCGTCAGGCGGGCGGTCGAGATGGCCACGCCATTGGTCAGTTCGTTGTGCAGACGACCCTCTTCCCCTGCGGCGGCTCGGCGAGCGGCTTCGACTTGCGCCATGAGGTCGCGCTCGATGACGGCCAAGGCTTCCTGCTTTTTCGCTGTGGCCACTTCCACTGCACCCGTTGCCCCGGCGACATAGCTTTCGACCAAGGACTTGCGGACTTCGTAGGAGAAAGGATTCGGCTTGGTCCCACTGGAGTAATCTTCCCGGCGGGCCAAGAAATCCCAGTGCGCTCCGGCTTCAGTCGCCGCTTGGGCCAAGTAAGTTGTCATCCGCGCTGTGGAGATTTTCACACCCTCCGGCAATTCGTTGTGCAGCTTACCCTCTTCCCCTGCTTCCGCACGGCGAGCCGCTTCGACTTGGGCCATGAGGTCGCGCTCGATGACGGCAAACGCCTCCTGCTTGAGGGATGCCGCCACATCCGGAGCCGCCGTCGCCGTCGCGATGTATGACTCGACTAATTTCTCACGGATCTCAAAAGGGAAAGGGTTCGGCTTGGTGCCGCTGGAATAGTCCTCACGTCGGGCCAAGAAATCCCAATGCGCTCCGGCATCCGTGGCCGACTGAGTCAGATACTCGTTCATCCGCGAGGTTGGAATCTTCACGCCCTCCGGCAATTCGTTATGCAGCCGTCCCGCCTCGCCGCCAACCACTCGGCGGGCCGCTTCGATTTCCTGCATCAGGTTGCGCTCGACCAAGGCCAAGGCTTCTTGTTTCAAAGCCGATGCCGCGTCGACCGCCGCGCTGGTCGTGGCCAAGTAAGACTCAACCAACTTTTTGCGGACTTCGTAGGGGAAAGGACTCGGTGTCGTGCCGCCCGCATAGTCCTCACGGCGGGAAAGGAAAGAGTAATGGGCCGAGGCTTCGGTCTGGGCCTGAGCGAGATACGTGGTCAGACGTGCCGTCGGGATCTTTACCCCTTCCGGCAATTCATTGTGAAGCTGACCTTCCGTGCCGCCTGCGGCACGACGCACCGTTTCGACATCATCCATCAAGTCACGCTCGATCAGGGCAAAGGCTTCCTGCTTGAGCGAAGCGGCGACCTCGGCGGCGGCATTGGCCGTGGCAATGTAGGATTCGACTAGTTTCTTGCGAACTTCGAAGGTGAATGGATTTGGTTTGATCCCTGTCGAGTAGTCCTCGCGCCGGGCCAAGAAGTCGTAGTGCAGCGAAGCATCCGAAGCTGCTTGAGAGAGATACTGCGTCATCCGCGCTGTCGGGATTTTTACCCCGTCCGGAAGCTCATTGTGCAGACGACCTTCCTCACCGGACTGTCCGCGCCGAGTCCGCTCCACGTCGGCCGTCACATTGCGGTCGATCAATTCCAAGGCTTGTGTCTTGAGCCCCGCACCATCCGCCCCGTTGTCTGCGGCAATGATGGAAAGCGCAAGAAGCCGGACTACTTCGACTGGAAGCAGGGAGTCGAATTGCGCGGCATCCGAAGTCAGCGCGGCAAAGGTCAGGCTGGTCTTGGCCTTGTCTTCGCGGCGGCTGACAAAATTGTAGTGATCGACCGCCTGCTGGTAAGCCTGGTTGATGTAACTCTTGAGCCGACTTTCTGGGAGCCGATATTGGACGAGCGTCTCCAGACCGATCCGTCCGGTCATACCGCCGAAGGTGTTCTGCCCGTTTGAGGTGGCCAGTGATTGAAAGGTCGTCCGACGCGCCCGCTCGACTTCATTCATCAAGTTGCGCTCGATGTAGGAATTGGCCTTGGTCTCCAGCGCGGTGGCCAGTTCCAACTGGTTGTTCTCCTCGCGCCAGAGCGACAAGATCATCGTCTTGGTCGCATCGAGGTTGTCGAGGATGAGGTCGCCCGTGGTCGGCACGCCGGTCGTGCCACCCGATTGCCAGACGAGCGGCGACTTCTCCAACTCCTCGCGGCGGGAGAGGAAATTGTAGTGATCGATCAAACGGCGCTGGGCCTCGTTGATCCGTTGGTCGATGCGCGCCGTATCGGTCACCGCCACGCCATTATCGACGTAGGGTGCCAGCAGATTACGTGCTTCGAGGTAAGTCGCCATTTATTGCAGTCGGATCCAATTCGTCCCGTCGATCTTTTGCCACGCAAAGGATTGACCAGCCGTCGTTCCAGCCGGCAAAGCCGCACCCAGCACGGTATTGCCGTTCAGCGTGACGGTCAGGGTCGTGACAATGCTGCGTGTGAAAAACCGGAGAATCTGTCCGACCACACTATTGTTCGTGCTCGGGAAGGTGAATGTGAAAGTCGCGTAGGTCGTCGTGTTGTTGAGCACCACAGTCTCATCAATCCCGCTCGACCCTGCACTCAGCGTGCCACCCGCTGCGGGCGGCGCGGGAAGAGTAACAATGGCACGATTCTTCTTGGCTTCAGGTGCCGTGAGGTAGGACGCAAAGGTATCGAGCAACGACTGCGGGTCGTTGGGATACTTGGTTCCGGTGGGGAGTGTTCCTGGGATTAGTGCCATAATTGTTAGGTAATGACCGGATACCAAGTGATTGTAATGTTCTCAAAAGCGGCTACCCCCGAAATTGGAGTAACCTCGTAATAAATGTCTTTTGGTATAGGAATCATTCCTGAACCTGCGCGTTTGGTGTTGTTGTTGATGTCGTCTCCCGAATGCCAGACCCACGTATCAGGGTTGCTTGTCGTGCCCACGGAGATCTGTATACCGTTGATAAAATTACCCGACACAATAACGCACAAATATCCATCGTCTGCCGCTTGATAGACGGTGTTGTATGCTCTCGCGACTCCAGCCGCATAGTTTGGAAAAGTAACTTTAGGGGCCAGCTTCGCAGCGGTGACTGCATCGTTAGCAAGCTGCGCGGTTCCAATGCCAAGTGCCTTAGTGGCCGAAGTCGTCTGCGTCGTGGCGTCGTCGAACGTGATGCCGGAGGATGTGATGGAGGTTGGCATGGTTAGAATTTGATGCAATACAGCATGGCGATGTTCTTCGGGCGGGTTTCGGTGCCGCCGGTGGCCAGTGCCGCGCCTGTTGCCGTAGGCCCATATCGGACTGGGCCAAATTGCGTTCCTGTAGTTCCAAAGTTGCCCGTGCTTGAAAAATTATTGATATCATGTGCATGGCTTTTCAATTCGTCGGCCTGCTTTGCACCAAACGTCCCCGCCGCCGTGCCGTCGCCGTTGGTTCCGCTGCCTCGCACGAAGTAGCCGCGCAGGTCGGGCACATTGAAAGTCGTGCTACCGTTGCCAACTCCGTGGGTCGTTCCGACAGCAGCAAAGAGCCTTGCATAGGTGGAACGAGAAACTGCGGTGCCATCTGCCGCCAGCCATCCTGTCGGTGCGCTGTTCATGGCGAATGCCATCACCGCACCAGCAGGGACGCCTCCGGTGGTAATACCCGTCGCGTCCAAGGTCGCCGCGGTCGTCCCGTTGACCTTGATGTAGCCTTGGGCGAGTGTTGGATCTGCTTCTAATGAGATGGCCATAGTAGATGGTTAGCTGTCTTTGATTTCGGTCAGCGTCAGCACAGCAGATGCTTGTCCGCCGTAGCGGCGTGTTCCGCCGTTGCTGTTGTATGCAAAATTTACGGTTCCAACACTTGGGCCAACACGGACAGAATAAGTTATCGCTGAACCGCTGGCCGGAGAATCTAGGTGCTGAATGAAGACCGGCGTAAAGGCATTGGCTACTGAGTGAGTTGTGGCCATTACGTTGATTGCGGTAGATCCACGGAACAAAACGTGGCTTGCTGCAAAGCCAGTGTTTGGCGATGCGCAGAACCCGCTGAACTGAACAAGTATTTTGTTGGTGCTGCTATTCGGCGTGATCGTTGCCGTCAGCAATTCCCAGCCTTCTGTGCTTTGCGGAATGGTGTCGTCAGAAGGAATAGGTGCGCTGATACTCAATACGGTCGCCACTGTAGACGAGACAACCTGAACAACGGCACCATCGGCAACCTTAGAATTAACAACAGCACCATCGGCGATCTCACTTGTAGTCACACACCCATCCGGCAATCCCCCTGCGGTGATTCCGGCGACTGTTCCTGTTCCGTTGATGGTGATCGGCATAATTCTTAGACGACAGTCCAGGTTGAGCCATTGGGCACGGTGACTGTGATTCCGTTGGCGACCGTAATCGGGCCGGCTGACATGGCGTTTTTGTTAGTGCTTATTGTGTAATTCGTATCGACCGTTTGGTCGTTCTCATAAAATACACGATCTGTGCCGCCTCCGGTAGCGCCACGGATTTTGGCATTTGGATCGATCTTGGCTTCGGTCACGGCACCATCGTTCAACATCGAGGTGGTGATGATGCTCGGGCCTCCGGTCAGGACGAGATACCAAGGCATCACGGTGGTTCCGACTGTGTCCGTCGCCTTGAAGAAAGTCATGTAGACGCGACCGCCATTGGCCGTTCCGGAGGTCACGGTGACCACCGCCGA